TTAGAACCCCAAACGCTTGGCAGCAGAAAGTGTGCTGACCACATCTGCTGTGGCTTGCGCGAATACCGTGCCTGGTGCCAAGGCATCTTCTGCTTCACGCATGCGCTTTTGGTTGATGAGCTCACCAATACCACCCGCGACACTGTGAAAGTGTTGGTGACGTCCCACCAGCTCGACAAAGTTGGGGCGCTGTGCCAAACGCTGGCCATCACCATAGATCCATTTGCCCAGCGCACAGCAGTCATCACGCGACAGCGTGGCCACATCCACCGTGCTGCGCTCCTCGATCGCCTGCCGCAGCTTGACCTTCCACTGGCGGTGCGCATCAATGATGGCATCCACATCCACGCCTTCGACCAAGGCCGCAGACTGATGGCCCTGCAGTCTGAACTCATCGACCGTGGAAGCCATCCGCATCGCAACGCGGCGCTGTGCCGTGGCCGCAGCAGCCGTTTGCTCGACCAGGGCTGCATTCGCCTGGGTGTTACGGTCCAGCTCCTGCACGGCTGCACCAATTTGCGCCACACCCAAACTCTGCTCCCGGGCGCCATTCGCAACTTCGTCCAGCAAGGCCTTCACCTGCTCGGCGCTGCCAACGATTTCCTGCATGGTGGCACCAGCCTTGCGCACCACGTCCACGCCCACGCCCACCTCGGTGGTGCTGCGCTGAATCAGTTCCTTGATTTCCTTGGCCGCTTCGGCACTTCGCTGCGCCAGGCTTCGCACTTCGCCGGCCACCACTGCAAAACCGCGGCCCTGCTCGCCTGCACGCGCGGCTTCCACCGCGGCATTCAGCGCCAGGATGTTGGTCTGGAAGGCGATGCCATCGATCACCCCGATGATTTCGCCAATCTTGTTGGACGAAGTCTGGATCCGCTGCATGGTATCGACCACAGAGGACATCACCTGCCCGCCTTGCTGGGCCGTGGCCGCATTCGCTTGTGCAATGTCCGAGGCACGGCTGACCGAATCAGCCGTCATCTGGATCGTGGAGGTCGTTTGCTCCAGCGCGGCAGACGACTCTTCCAGGGCAGCCGCAGCTTGCTCGGTGCGTCCAGACAAGTCGTTCGTGCCCTGCGCAATTTCTGCGCTGGCTTGCACCACTTGGTCACTGGCATCCTGCACCAGCCGCACCGTCTCACCCAGCGCTGTTTGCATGTGCCCCAGCTCACGCATCAGATCGGCCACCTCGTCCTTGCCCCAGGCATTGACGGACGTGCGCAGATCGCCCAGGGAAATATTCAACAGCGTCTTGCGCAGCAGCTTGAAGCCACCGAGCATCGACCGGTAAAAGCCCATCAGCATGTACACCGCCAGCAGCAGGCCCACGCAGGTCACCGCCACCGCGATGGCAATGCTGGTGCGCAAGGACTCTTGCCGATGCGCCAGAAGGTCATCCAGCACCTGCAGGTTGTGCAGCACCTGCTCGGTTTGGGCCTTGAGCACCCCGGACACCATGGCAGCGTAAGCCTTGTCGTCCCCTTGTACATCGTCGGCTGATGGGGGGAATGTCGATCGGATCGTAGCCAGCATCGTGGACAGGGCCGACTCTCCATGCTGCTTGAGCTCTCTCGCATGCTCTGGCGCGTGCTCACGCACCTTCGCCATGTGATCCGCCTGTCGCAGGCGTTCTTGCTCCACCACTGCCAACAGGCCCTGGAAACGGCTGGAAGCGGCTGGCGCCATCGCGCCATTCAAAAGCGCCGTACGGCCAAGCCCGCGCAACTCACCCACATCGCGCAGCAGATCAGGCGTGAGAATCATCGTGGCGCTCACCAGATGAAATGTCTCAATGCTGGGGTCCAATGCCAAGCGCGACCCATCGGTCACCCGATCCTGCAGTTTGGCCAACTCCGTGGTCAGGGCATTCATGGCAGGAAACAACGCCTGGGCATTGCCAGATGCGGCCTTGGCGCTTTGACTGGCACGGGTCACGGCCTCCACCAATGCAGTCGTTTCAAACTTCTTGCCCAGCTCTTGGTCAAGTGCTTTGAGGCGATCCAATTCTTTGAAAAAGCGGTTCTGTGCATCCTGGACGCCGGAAACCCCATCGCCCAGTGCAGCACTCCGGGCCAAGTAGCGCCAGTCTGCCGCCGCATCCATGGCAGTGAACACGGCCACGCCATAGCGGACCCCTGCCCGCTCTTGCGCCACAAACTCCAGGTCGTCACGCTTGCTGTTGCCGTAGACAATCAGCAACCAAACCAGTGGCAGCAAAAATGCTGCAGAAATGAGAGCAATCTTGGCAGGAAACTTCATCCGCCCCATCAAAGTTGCAGCAGGGCGCCAGATGGTTGAATTGAAAAAAATCATTAACGAACACTTTTTGTTTGACCTTCTCAATTATTCGCCATCTGTAACAGAATCGTAAAAATCGCCCACCTGAGCGCACGCTAATGTTTTGCGCCGCTCACTGCTCCTGAAAGTTGAGTTTCACGGGGCTGATTTATCAGCAAATGTTTCCCTCCCTCTGTAAACAGGTTGGCGCAACACGTGCTGGGCGCACGCTCCTAAAAGCTACTGCCCCACCATTCACGTTCGGCTAGGCAGCACATCGCGCTATGCGTGCACAAGCACGCAGTCTTTGGTACCACCTAAAACTGTATGCATGCACAGCAATCATCCTTTAGCCACCCTCCCCGTGCACATCACCGGATACCGATCGCGCAGGCACAAAAAAGCCCCGCGATGCGGGGCTTCGGCGTTCTGGCGGCCAGCTGCTAACGGGCAGCCAGACCCAGCAGTCATTCAACTGCCCACGGCGTCCTTCGTGCACTTCTTGGTGAAGCTGGCCTTCGCAGCTCCAGCCAGCTTCTTGTCAGCGGCTGTCACCTCACAGGCCGCTTTAGCGTCCTTCTCGCACTTCTTGAGGAAAGAGTTCTTTGCAGAGCCGGCCAGCTTTTTTTCCGTGGCGGCTGCAGTGCAGGACGGATTGGCAGCCCAAGTGATGCCAGAGAACATCGTGGCAAGGGCGAACACAACAACAGAGGCTTTACGCATAGGGTGCTCCAGATTGGGCTTGTGGTGGCGTAAGCATAGTGGGCTGCAGCGATCAGCGGTTATTCGCGGTGACGTGGAGGAGACAGTTTGTGGATGGTGCACTGCCGCTCAATCGTTGTCGCTGGTACTGGATCGAATAGCACAGTCAATGCCATTTCGTCGTCAACGTTAGGCTACTAACGACCAGAAGCAGCGTGCCACCATATTGATCGATCAATCAACTTGCGCTGCAAACTTAGCTGTTATCAACTTACCTGCTGCTAATGCCTAGATGAGTACGGACCTTATCGAATCCAGAGCTTAACGCTGGGACAGGCCACCGGGCACCCGTTGCATAAGGGTGTTTGGTCAAAAGCCAGTACACGAGCAGAACTATAGGCTTAGCGTACAAATTTCCCTGCGCGTGACTTTCTTTAATCTTGGCGATCACTGGTGTGCTTAGCATCGCCTTAACTTCGTCAACGTTTGCACTCGGCAGCAGGTCGCGAAACTCTTCGAGAATCTCAAGTGCGTCGTGGTCTTGCGCCGTTGGCGTGTATTCAGGAATCAGAGGTCCCACTGCTTCATCAAGCATAGTGCACCAGTCCGCGCGGCTCTTATTGACCCCATCCAGCTCCCGCACGGCCTGCACGAACATGTCGTCAGTTGATTCCATCAGCGCCATGCTGCGAGCGACCAAGCGATCTGCTGACGGCGGTATATGCCCCACGCCCTTGTAGAACTTGTCATGCACCAGCTCTGCATAGGCATGTTGAAGCAGGGTTCGGATCTGTACTTCGCACGGCATGCCACCAGGGACTCGAACACCGTCAATGTCTATGTCATCGGCAGCCCGAACGATGTAGTGAACCGACTGATAGTCGAAGTGCTTGGGCCTGTCCTTCTGCTCCCCCTGCGGGTCACGGTCCTTGCTTCGCGTCCACCCGGGATACTCAATCAAGGCCTTCTCCACGATCTCTAAGTCGAACTTCAACAGAACCACAAAGCGCGCACCTACCAAATCTGTCATCTGCTCCTTTGGGTCTGCGTATCGCTTTAGTTTCTGCTTATCGAGCGCTGATTGCCTATCCTTGACGCGAAATCCTGGGGGGACCTTAAAGAAGCATTTCAACTGCTTTTGGCCAATCTCTAACCCTACCAACTCAGTGAGCTTGGACACGACAAAGCCGCCCCAAGCCTTCAAGGCGGGTTCGGCTTCATCAAGCCAGATCTCAAAGCCGGCTGAGTTACTCATTTGATTCAACGATCCCTTGGACGACCACGGTACTCGTGCCATCCTCGTTTGGCGTGATTTTGACTAGGTCCTTTACCTGATCAGCAGGCGTGGTGATCTGGACGCCCGTGGTGAAAGTGATCTTCTGCCGCCGGCGCAGTTTGCTCTTGACGAACTCGGTGTCCTTGGTGATTGCATGCGACGGGAACTTGCTCTTGTCCATGTACGCCACGTAATTCGTAGCGTCCGTAGCATTCAAATGATCCTTTGCGAAGTCGGCAACACTAACGGACTGCGAGTTGCTACGTAGCTCTGCCCGCAAAGACTCGATCAAGTCAATCCGCTTAGCCGGGCTGAAGTTCTGATCCTTGATGAATTTGAGGGTCTTCTCGTAGAAATCTTGCGTCAAGCGTCGGTCGGAAGTGGAGACATCGCTACCGAGGAACTCGCTGTAAAAGTAGAAGGCGGCCTTACGGCTTTCCGTGCCCGTCATCAAGTGATCAAAGATGTGCAGGCTGTGCTGATCCTGGACATACTGGCCGTCCTTTTGCCCGGTGCCCGCAGCAGTTCGGGTGATGAACCCGATCTTGTAGAGCCGCTGGCTATCGGTCATGAAAAGGTCGCTCATGATCTGCAGTACGGTCTGCCCACCCTTCTTTCCCTCCGTCAACGCAGCCTCCATATCTGCCTTGATAAACGCCACAAAGGGGCGCGAGCTGGCGGTGACGGTCCCGCTCATAGAGATTAACTTGGACGGGTTAAAAGCCTTGGCTTGCTGAACTTTGGTTAGGTGCTCAGCGGATTCACTGGCCAGCCTAAGGAAATCGGCATCGTCCCCGTCCATCATCGAACAGGCGCGCTGGAACATGCTGCCTGGCTGCAGATCAGTAAAGTCGGCCTGAATGCCATGCGAGTGGTGCCCAAGCGATCTGGCAATTCGTCCGGCGACCATGTCGCTAACCGCGGAATCCAGATGCACCATTTCATTTCCGCCCGACGGAGCCACATAGCTCTTGTCTTCTGCGCGGGAAGGAATTGTGTGCACAACGACCCGCTGTATGGTCATAAGATCAATCTTAAGCATTCGCCCTCCTTGTTGTTACAAATTGTCCCAGCCAGAAGCGAAGCGTCATACCTGTATTTTCATACAGTCTTATTTTCTTTGCTGAGCGCTTGCCAAACACCCCCTAGTCTGGGAATACGGCTTGCTCGCTATCACGAACTTAAGGCTCGGGCGTCCCCCTTGCCTCCCCCACCACACACGCTATACTGAAGGCGTCTCGAAAGAGATGGAGCGTGATAACTCCTTTGGTACAGCGGAAGAACCGCACCCGAAAGTTGGCGGTTTTTTGGCGCCCGGACATTGCACGCCTGCACCCTTGCAGGTGCTGATTTTTGGCCGGGAGGGCGACGGATACAACACCCGCAAGGGGAAGAAGTCCGCCTGGCTGTACCCAGGTTATCAACCTCCCGGCCGCCTCGTGGCTGCGCGTGATAACGCGGCATGAGGCATTACAAAATCTCGTACAGGAGTCGCGCCATGTCGCAATCCACTCTGGCCATCGGTGCCAACCCAGCCACATCCACGTTTACCTTCGGCTCACATGCCGTCCGAATCATCGTCCGTGACGGTGAACCTTGGTTTGTTGCCTCTGATGTGGCCGCAGCGCTCGGGTACCAAACCGCAAAGGATGCAGCTCGAAACTTGGGCGAGCACCAAAAGGGTGGGCACATTCTGCCCACCCCTGGCGGCGATCAACGCGTCACCATCATCAACGAATCGGGTCTGTACCGGCTTGTCCTGCGCAGCCGCAAGCCCGAGGCCGAAAAATTCTCTGATTGGGTCACCGGCGAAGTACTGCCCAGCATTCGCAAAACAGGCGGCTACGGGAAACCTGCCTACGACCCCGACCAGATCGCCCTCGCCCACCGTGCGGCGGTGATTGCCACGGCCAAGGTGTACCAGTCGGTGTTTGATGCAGTAATGCAGGCCCAGGACTGGCAGCTCAACCGCTACATGCTGCGCTTTGATGTGACCGCCGAAGACGGCACAGTCGCGCGCGTCAAGCCCGTGGACCGCAACGCCTACGTGATGCCGATTGACCGCTTCCACTGCGCGATCGAAGACAGCTTGGCGGTGGATGTGCAGACGCTGACCCAACTGGCATCCACCTGTACCGCCCGCCTGGGCCGCATGGCCGCGCGCAACGTGGTGGCTGCGCCGCAGCAGGGTAGCTTGCAGCTGCGATGAAAAGTGAAGCCCGCCACGGCTCTACCCGGGCGGGCTTGCTTGCGCTTTCGCTGACGTACACCACCAAGCTGGGCGTGGTACCGATTGCGCGGGCGTGAAAAAGCCCTGCGGGGCGGGGTTTTGGTTGACTGACAGCTAACGTCCAGAAGCATCCATGCATGAAAGTGAAAAAGCACTATCGCGAACAGGACGCTATATTTGTCAATGCTGGTGGGACTAGATGTTTGAAAGCGCTTAAGCGGTTCCACAACCCAACGCGTTGACATTCAACGCTTAGGAACATTAGTCCTATGAAGTTTGAAGATGCTCAAGGAGCTTAGGCTAGTGTCTAGGAGATCTGGCCACCCCAGTGATGCCTAAACGCTTAATCGTGGAGTACAGCTTTGCGTAGCTGGAAGATAGCAAACAGTTGTGCAAGAACTACGAGAATTGGCAGAACACCTGCTTACAGTTCATTTACCTGGCGTTCGTCGCGCCACTACCCAGAAGATCGTAAACACGTTCTAAAGAAATTCAGATGGCGGCTTCACGTGGCCATCTTCAAGATTTTTCTGATCAGGTCCCAGGACTAGCCCCGAAATCACTCTTACCCCATCACCCCCCAATCCATATCAGGCTTCAATGAAAGCTGATTGACCACCACAGGGTGGGGATCAATACTTCGAACGAGTTGCTTGAGTTTTTGCTGTACCGCAATCGGATCAATCGAGCTGGGGCGTAACCGAGAATGTTTGACAGGTACTTCCAAGTGCAAAACTACACGCATGCGTGGCTTCTGCAAAAGCAATCTGGCCAATCCTTGCTCATCAGCATCGTTCGCGTTTATGCCTGCCGACACCAACCCGGCCAGAGTATCCCTAACCTTGATAGCCACCTCCAGAGGTAAGTCAATCGATTTGGTTCTGGGGTGTACGCGGTAGTCCTTCAATTCGATCAGCCATGCGGTATCCGGTGCTGCATAAACACAATCTACGGCCTTAGTGCCTCCACAAGCGCTGTTGAACTGGTTGCGATAGTGCGACCAATCGTCGTATTTGCTAGCCTGTGCTCCTGGAGGGAATGTTAAGGTCAAGCGATCCTCTTGGATGACGTTTGTGATTACGGGCATGTCCATCAATCATCCATGGCAAGAAAACGATCCGACTGCAGCAGCTCTTCGTCTAGTAGCACCAGGGTTTGCAGCGCATCAACGGAATCGCCTTGCTCCAAAGTCACCGACTCTTGTCCCAAGCTTGCGCTCAGCCCAAAATAACGTTGCTCCATCCCCAAGAAGTCTGCAGACTTGGCAAGAATTTCGAGCTCACGCAGCAGGAACAAAGAGTGGGTCGCGATGAACACTTGAATGCCTTGTTTGCACAGTTGCAGAATGCTTGTCGCCAGCACCTTGATAAGCTTAGGGTTCAGATTAGTCTCTGGTTCATCCCAGAATAGGTAACCCTTGTCCAACAACGCCCCCGTACTTACGAGCCTAGCGAGCATGGCGAGCTTTCGCAGCCCTTCAGCCACCAACGGCATCTCCATGTTGCCTTCGCCAGGAATGCTCAGATAGAACTCCCCGGTTGCATTGTCTACCACGACCTTGCCGCCCATGGCGGCTTCCAGCGGCTTCAGCAACTCTGCCGCTTTCTTCTCTTTTGGCCCTTTGACACTGGGCGCGCTCAACAGTGAGACCGTGTCGCGCCAGCTCTCCTCAAAGCGCAGGTGATAGTTGTCATACAGCGGCCCAAACCAAGGGCACATAGTGACCAGCTCCCTAGTGGGGAAATAGGCTGGCGATTGGCTCAATATGGCCTCCGGCAACAGCTCTATCTGTACTTCCGATTTGGCCTGAGATGCAAAGCTGAAGCCGCAGGAAAAGGCCTTGTCTTTCATGACGACCTGCACCTCACAACGCTCGCGCCCTTGCTTGCGCTTGGCTAGGCGCCCCAGCGCATCAGGTCGCAACACGCCTATCAGCTTGTCTGCGTACGCTTTTTGGAGTGCGGATTTCGTCAAGTCCTTAGCATCAGCATTAACCTTCAGCACCGAGTAAAGCAGCTTTAACAGTTGCGACTTACCCAGACCGTTTTCACCCACGATCACGTTCAGGCCTGAGGCAAACTTGTAATCGCAGTTGGGTAAAGGGCCAAAGTTCTTGATTTTTATCTCATCCAGCATTGTTTCCCTTTATCTCTGTCCGTGCATTCCATTTATGCGTGCTCCACGCCCAAAGCAACGACAGCATCATAACGGTCTGCACAAGCCGAAATGCGCATGTTGATTCAAACCCATCGACAGCCTGATCCGCAGCATCCCAAGTATGCCTGCAGGTAATATCGTTGGATCACATATTCCACCGATATGGGGGCTGACCGGCGGAAGCTGCTATATGAATTTTTTCTTACCAACGATCGGAGGACTGTAAAGGGTCGTTTGCAGTCAACTGAGCCAATCACCGGCTAGGCCCATGCTCACCGTTGGTGGCCCGCCAGCACTGCAACGCATACGCCTGCAAGTACTCTAGTTTTCTGGCGTCTTCGCCGATGGCTTCTCGGTGGACGAGAACACGGCGTTGTACGTCTGGATCGAGCTCGACGGTGTCATGGCCCACGCTGCCGGCGCCTGGATCGCTGGGCCCGTGACCACTTTGGACGGCGATGAGGCGCACCCCGCAAGTGCCATCAGCGACACAGCCGCGCAGGCGGTGTAGCTCTTTCTTGTCATCTTCCAGTCCTTTCCAAGCTTTCGCGTCTGCAGTTGAGATGGCGGCATTCGCTGCACGCCCAATCGCCATCACCTGCTCGGCCACGGCCAGGGCTTGGCGGTCACGCTGGGCCAGCTCCGCGGCGTGCTGGCCATCCAGGCGCCAGCCGTTGGCCACCCAGCCCGCCCCAAACACCAAGGCCGCGCCCACGGCGGCCGCCAGGGCACGGGCACTCATGCCAAGCCCCCTTCGCACAACTGGCGCTCTGCCGCGCGGCGCTGCACCAGGCCGGGCAGTTGCTTGCCACCGGCATAGGTCCAGCGGCTCAGTTCTGCGCACGCGCCCTGCAGGTCGCCGGCATTCGCCTTGCGCACCAGGGTGGATTGGCAAAACGCCCCCTCCCCCACGTTGAAGGCAAAGCTCAGGAAGGCGGCGCGCTGCCCGTCGGTCAGCGGCTGGCGGATGCAGCCCAGGGCATCGGCGTGCTGTGCCAGGTCCTGGTACAGCATGGCTTCGCACTGCTGGCGGGTGAAGGTCTGGCCCATGCGCAGCTCTGGCCCTGTGTGGCCGGTGCACGCGGTGATGATGCCGATGGGGTCGCGGTAGGTGCGCAGCACCGTGCCCTCGTACTTGGCCACCAGCGGCACGACCAGCGCGGTGGCGGCCGCACCGATGGCGGCGATCAGTTTGGCTNNTGCTCGGCCTCCTTGCGCGCGTCATCGCGCAAGCGCAGCTCATGCTCCTTGCGGCGAAAGTAGTAGTTCACCCCCAGGCCCAGCAGCGCGATGATCACGCCCACCCAGCCAAAGAACGCGCTGGAGGTGGCCCAACCCACACCTGCCGTTGCAGATCCCGCCAGGGTGGTTTTGCTGCCGATGGCTGCGGCGTTGGCGGCTTCGATGGCTGTTTCGACTTTCATGGTGTTCGGGCGTAAAAAAACCGCCCGAAGGCGGCGGTTAGGGGGTGGACTGCCTTCTGGGGGGCAGTGTCTCGGCCAGGGCCAGGAATGCCTAACCCTAGCCGGGGCGGCGCGAAGGCCGGCCCCCAAGCAAGCGATCGGTGCACGGGCGCAACACAGGCAGCGCGTGCCGCCACAGCAGCACGCCACACCGCTGTTAGCATCTAAAACCAGCAAACATGGAGGAATCTATGAGCTGGTATGTCTACTCCGAGCTAGTGCCCATCGACTTCAACTGGGACCTCCTGCCCACCGTCGAGAGTGTGGCAGTCACCCTCGCAAAAATTGAAGCAGAAAACCTGGTTCGTTATGGCGAGGACTCCAGCCCTGGGCTCTCGTACAGCGAATTCATTGACCTCTGGGAATCCGCCAAGATTGCCGCCGCTGAGGTGGGTTGGGAAGGCGACTTTAGGCACCCACCCTGCGTGCTGTGGCAACCGGTCGATGACGCCTTGCGTCCCGGCTTCGTGATCAAGCAAGACAACAACGGCGATACCTTTGTGGTCAGCCCGGTTCCCCTGCCGCATCTCGAAGACTGAACAATCAGCAAAGGCGCCGCCCATCATCGCCCGCCCCCACGGGCATGAGGATCAGCTGCTGCCCTGGTAGCTGTAGTTGTGGCTTTCAGACAGGGTGCCCGAGCTGCTTGCGCTGGTGCTGACCACGTTCCAGGCACTGGCCAGCAGTTGGGCGGCCGTTTGTGTGCCGGTCTTGACCACATCCTGGTTCATCTGCGCAGCCTGCATCGCAAACGCGGCATTGCTGCGCTGGGCCTGGGCGGCCACCTCCACACCGGCCTGGTACTGCTGCAGCCGGGCCTGCCAGATGCGCGCGGTCATGTTGGCCTTGGCCTCGCTGGCGGCCGTGCTGGCCCGGTAGGCATCCAGCTGCACGCGGCTGTTGGCGGCGGCAATCTCTGACAGGCTGGCCTCGGACTGCACCCGCGCGCGGTAGCCGTCGTAGCGGCTGGCCAGGATGCGCGCCTTGGTCTCCAGCGCCGTGATGGTGATCTTGGCCGCCTCGGCCCGCGCGCTGCTCTCGGCCGCAAAGGCCTGGGCCTGCGACTTGAACACCTCCACCTTGGTGGCTTCGGCGCCCACCTGGGTCTTGTAGGCATCCAGACGGGCTGTCTCGGCGTTCACGGTGGCCACGAAGGCGCGCACCTGCTCGCCGGCGGCCTGCAGCTTGGTCTGCTCCACCTGCATCAGCGTCTGCGCGCCCTGCAGCTGGGTGCGGTACATCTCCACGCGGATCTGCTGGGCCTCCACCTGGGCCTTGAACTGGGCCACCAGGGACTGGTTGATCTGCGCCTTGGTCTGCTCGGCCTGCAGCTCGGCCTGGTACTGCTGCAGCTTGGCCGTTTCCGCGTCGATCAGCGTGCGATAGATGCCGGCAAAGGTGTTGAACTGCTGCGACAGAACTTCAAACTCCCGCACGCCGGCGTTGTAGACCTGCAGGTGGCTGTCCGCCATGGCGCGGGCCGCTTCAAACGCCTGCTGCTCGATCTGCAGGGCGTTGTCCATCAGCTTGGCTTCCAGCTGCACGCCTTCGGCCACCACTTGCTGCAGGTTGCTTTGCTCCAGCTCGGCCTGCTTGATGGCCACATCGCGCGACAGGCCTGCAATCTTGTCGCGGAACTCGCGGCGCGCACGCTCCAGTTGGGCCACCACCACGCCCTGGGGCAGCTTGAAGCCCAGCGCCTCGCCGGCGCGCACCACGTCCAGCTCGGCATCGAGCGCCAGGCGCGATTCGCGGTCCACCGCGCGGCCCCAGATCAGGGCCTCCACCTCGGGGGACAGGCCGGTGCCCCCTTGGATGCGCTCATTGAGCACGGCCTTCAGGTTGTCCAGCAGCTGCGATGCATAGGCCGGGCCCCGCTGGTGCACCAAGGCGGGGTGGGCCGCACCAGGTCCAGGGTGGGCGCGTTCTTGAGGCGCTCCAGCCAATCCGCATGGCTGCTCATGCCGGCAAACGTGGGCGTGCTCAGGGCCAGCATGCTGGGCAAGGTGGGCAGCGTCACCTCGGGCGCATCGGGCAGGGCCACATCGCGCACCGTGGGCAGCACCGGCACCGTGCCAATCGCAATCTGCGGCGCCACGCCAAAGTTCAGCACCGGCGGGGTGGCGGTGAACTGGGGCAGATCCACCACCACGTCATCCAGCCCCGGCACGTCCTCGCTGGGCAGGGGCACGGCCTGCGGCGTGTGGGCCGTCAGCGCGGGCACCGGGCCCGGCTCAGGAATCACGGGCGCCTCAATGTCGCTGGTGTCAAAGCGCACATCAATGGCCGGCGCCGTCACCGGCGTGGCGGCCAGGGCCTGCATCATGCTGGTCACCTGGGTCTGGATGGCATCGGCGTAGGTGCGCGAACGCTGGTACTGATCGGTGACGATTTCTGCCGAACTCATGACAGGGGTGGTGGCCATGTTCAAACCCTCCGGGTTGCAGAGGCATGGGTTTGCACCTCGATGCGCTCGATTTCAAAGTCAGCCCCGGCGACATTGCGCACGCCAAAGCCCAGGTAACTCTCACGGATGCCGCGCCCCGGCTGGGCCCGGGCCACGCCGCGGGCTTGCTGCTGCAGCGCATAGGCATAGCGCTGGCCGGTGGGCAGCTCCACCAGCACCTCCAGGCCCTGCACCTGGGCGCTGGGCGTGCTGACGTAGACCATCGCCACACCTTTGACCAGGCTGCTCTTGTGCTGGCTGACCGGCGTGGTGGCCAGCGCGGCAATCGGGCGGCCGGCGTCGGTGTCGCCGCCCAGGGCCAGCAGGCCCTCGGCGCCCGTGGCGTAGCGGCCACTCAGGGAGGAAAAGTCCCAGTCGTACTCGGTGGCAGCATGGGACTGCAGGTTGAAGGCGATGGTGGTCATGATCTTTTGTCCACTCCAGCAATCTTGAGAGCGTGGGCACACAGGTGCGAAACCCCGGTCAGGGGCAGTTTTCTGAGGGCGGAGGCGTCGATTTCCCCACCCTTCCACAGCACGCCTTCGCTGGTGGTGGAAGCGGGGTAGGCCTCAGGGGGCAGGTTGATGGCAATCGCCACCGCCGAAGGCGCGTCCAGGTCGGTCGTGACGTAGCTGGCGCCCCAGGCGGCCAAAGGCACCTGCACGCTCTTGCCCCAGCCTTGCCGGGTGCGCACATACCTGGTCGCGCCGGCCGAGCGCACCGCGCGGATCGACGGCTCGCCTTCGGGCCCCACGTAGTAATGGTTGCTCAAGGGCGGAACCCAGACAGCATCGCATTTCACTGTTTTGGGGACTGCACACCATATCCACTCGCCCGTGTACGGGTCAAAAACCTCATACTCCAGATGCAACAACACCAGCCGGACACCTGCGGGGATCTGGCTATCAAACACCACTGGAGCGCCCAGCTCCCCTTGCGGCACCTCGTCAAACCCCTGGCTTTGGGCATCGACCATCCAAGCTGGAATCGCGCTGCTCAAAGCATCCACGATGCACTGCGCGGGCTCAACGCCGTGATAAGAGGGCGTCGTCACGACAAGTTTGCTCAAGGCGGCGTTCACTACGCCCGTTCTGAAACCATTCAGCGCTGCAAGCTCCTCCCCGCGCTCTAGCTCCTTCCAAGGGGTAGCGGTCTTGCGGTACGCGGCATCAAAGATGGACTGCCGGGTCACCTGCTTGACCATATCGTCTGCACCGACGTACTCCACCGAGGGCGCGCCCACGCTGCCTTGCTTGAGCATTTCCAGCACATTGCCGTCTTTGGGCTTGTACCGCGTCAAGTACGGGAAACGCAAAATCCGTGCATTGCGGTGGGCGTCGTCGCCCAAACCACGCTTGCACCATGCAGAAACAGCACGCCCTATAGCTTGTCGCCCAGCAATACGTTTAGGCGCAAGAAGTGGGTGCGGTTTGATGCGTAATTGCTCAACAATCGCCTCGCACAGCGCCACCGTCCCTGTGGCGTCCACGCTGATGGCCGCCTGCGTCTGGCCGGGGCTGGTGGTCACGTTGCCGCTGCACAAGCCGCGCCAATACTCCATGCCTGTGCCGGCCTCAAAGTGCCCGATGGCCTCGGGTGCGCGCGGGATGGTGAGGCTGTAAATGCCGCGCACCCATCCCCCGCCCTCGGTGCGCATCGACGTGGCAATCGCAATCCGGCTGTCGCTCACATCAATGCTGTCGATCCGGTGGTAGCGGTCATAGGACTGATCGGTATCCGCCCCGTATTACCCGCCGATGCTCTTGTCCACCCCCGGCAGCACCCCGGCAAAGGTGTGCACGCCATAGGCCCCGTCATCCCACTGGGTCGGGGTGAAGCCCCAGCTTTGGGTGAAGCTCAAGCCCCGGATGTGGATCTCCACCACCCGGGTGCTCAGGAAAAAGCCCAGGTTGGTGCCACCACTGCTGAAGTTTTGGTAGGTGGCGGTCTCCAGCACATAGCCCAGGGGCACGGGCTCGTCGTCTATGAAAACGCGCTCATACAGGGGGCTACATAGCCCGGTTCATAGATCACAGGCCACGCCACATAGTTGGTGATCGTGTCGGCAGCGCTGCGCGGCTCCACCACCACCTGCACCGCCCCGTTGTGGGCGTACAGCCGGTAGCGGCTGCCATCGGGCAGCGCGCCGTTGGCCCACTGGGTCGGGGCGCGCGACAGGCGGCACTGGGTCAGGAAGTTCTGCAGCCGTGCCTGCAGCTGGGCGCGCTGGCCGGGCTGCAGGGCGTGCGGCCCCTGCACCACCCAGCGGATGGGCATGGCTTGGCGCGCCGCACCCACAAAGCCGGCCACGTCCCAGCGCATCACCGCAGCACCTGCACCATGTACTGGGGCATGCGCCCCTGCAGCCGGAACGCCGCGCTCACCTCTGCGCCTCGGTGCGGTAGCGCCCCTCGGACAGGGGCACCGCCTGCCCCGAAGGCAAGCCCGCCGTGATCACCCCATCCACCAGGGCCAGCATGCATTCGCCTTCGGCGTTGCCCTCCCCGATGCGGACAAAGCGCCCATCCACGGCCACGCCCGAGCCCAGGGCCACCGGCCCGGTCATGGGGGTGCTCATGCGCAGCGTGTCCCAGGTCTCGCCGGCCAGGAAGTGCAGCGCCTCGGTCGTGCCCACAAAAATGCCGTTGCCCACGGGCTGCACCAGGGTGATCGCGGCCCCGAACTGGCGATAGTCGCGCGTCAGGTCGAACTGCTCGGGCATGGTTGGCAAGCTGGCCAGCAGCATGGAGCCCACCGCCACCAGCGCGCGGCCGTTCCACTCGGCCAGCAAGATGCCCGCCGGCGGCGCGTCCAGGTCCAGGGTGCGCGCAGGCCCTAGGCCAGCAGGGGACGTGATGCGCAACTGCCCGCCCGCGGCCCGCCCTACCCGGAAAAACTGCTCGCCCCCCGGCTGGGTCAGGTACACCTGCGTGTCAAAGCCTTCGCGCTCGGGCAGGCCCATCAGGGCCAGGCCGCCGTGGGCCACCTCCTGCACGTCGCTGGTCACCCCGCCCGACTCCAGCCCATCGGCGCGGCGCACGTGCGTGACGGCCCAGCGGTACTTGCCCGGCGCCAGGCTGCCCTGGGCCGCTACGGCCACCCCCACGCTGTCGGGCTTGCGGGCGCCCCACTCGCTGCCCGTACGCCCATCGCTGATGCCGCACTGCAGCCCGTTGGAAAACGCCACCCGCCCATCGGGCAGTCGCGCATACCAGATGCGGCCCACCCCCATGCTGGGGTGCACCGTGGCACGCTGCCCATCCGGCCAGATGGCCACCAGCGCATGGTGGGCATCCGTGGCCAGCAAATAGCCCGGCGCCTCAAAAAGATTGGCGTGGCAGCAGGCGTCCTGCACCGTGTACCCCTGGCGCCGCTGCAGCCGCCCGGCATTGCTCACATCCACGTTCGTGGCCGTGCCCAGGTCGGCGGGCGTCAGCTCCGTGCCCCGGGCCTGGTTGTTGATGCCCTTGAAACTCTCAAACTTCAGCATGGACATGCTGCCTCCCATTGAACCAACGGACGCCCCAAGCGGGCGCGTGCAGACAAAGGCAGGGGGTGCGCCACCACCTGCAGGCGGTGTGCCCCCCAGCGCATGGGACCCAGGCCCTGGGTCACCTCGATCACGGACAGGGACTGCAGCACCGGCCGCCCCAGCCGGCCACCGCGCAGCGGCTGCGGGTGCAGCACCTGCACCACCGCAACCGAGCCCCAGGACAGGCGCGACACCAGCGACTGCACACCCTGCACGGTGGATACCGTGGGCCTGCCCAGCCGCAAGGGGGCCAGCAGGGGCGCCGGCGTCAGCACCAGCTGCAGGCGTGCCCCACCCACGCGCAGGGGGCTGCGCAGCGCCGCGGGGTGCAGCACCAGGCTGGCCGTGGGCGTGCCCAGGCGGCCACCGCGCAGGCTGGGGGCCGCCAGCACCAGCTGCAGCGCAGGCTGCCCCCAGTGCATGCGGGCCACCAGGGGCGCGGGCCACAGCTCCAGCACGGGCTGCGGCTGCAGCACCTGCACCTGGGCCCCGCCCCAGCGCAGCGCCGCCACCAGGGCCGGCGGCGTGAGGGTGATGTCCTGTGGCTGGGGTTCAGCCGGCGTGCCCAAGGTGTTGAGGCCAAGGGTGTTCAGGCGCTGGAGGTTGAGCAGCATGGTTTAGCCCCGGGTGCGCACCACCGTGCCGCGCAGGTAAAAGCGCCCCTGGCAGTGGCCGCCGGCGGCCAGCTGCGTCAGCGTGATGGCCAGCGCGCCCGTCAGCCCGACCGGCTGCGCAATGGGCAGGCGCAGCATGCGGTACGAGCCATAGGGCCCGGGCAGCTCCACGTCGTTGAGCACGACCGCGGGGTTGTCCACCGTCCCGAAGCTGAGCCTGGCCCCCGTGGTGACCGCGCCAACCTCGGTACACAGGAAGCCGATTTCTGTCACGTAGAACAGCTGGTGCTCGTACAGTTCAAACAGGTGCTTTTGCGCCAGCCCCGCAAAAAACGGATGCCACCAGATGGCGTTGTTCTCCGAAGCCACATAGTCCTGGAAGATGGGTTCGGTCTGCCCAGTCGTCGACGTGTTGTCCGAAATCTGTGGGACAAACAGCAGCTTGGCAGCGTAGGCATACGGCCCGCCGGCGGCCGGCACCACCACATCGCCCTCGCGCACCAGCGATTGGGGCTGCCATGCCCGCGGCTGACCAATGTCCGTGTGGGTCAGCGTCACCGTCGCCTCGGGCGCGGCCGTGCCGTCCCACACCTTCACCGGCGTGCCAAAACTCGCCCATGCGTCCCGGGGCACGGGCAGCCCGCAGATGGTCCAAGCATAGGGCACATTGACCTGGGTGCCTACGGCGATAGACCCCTCCGCCAGCGCTTCGGCGTAACCGCCCAAGGCGACGGCGTAGTCTCCATCGCCGCGAGATTCCTCCCCGATGGCAACACTGGCCGCCCCTGCGCAAGACAGGTTGCGGCCAATCGCCACCACCCCATCAGCAACTTCGGCGGTGCTGACCGAGCTGCCAATCACTACACTGCCCGCTCCACTGGGGGAAATATCATCCCCAATCGTGACGCTGCCATCCTGCAGTTTGGGGGTGACCGCCTCACGCAGTACACGTTGCCGCACATCTGCGGCGAATCATCAGGCGGAGATTGCCCCAGCGTGCCTTGGTTGAGCGCCTTGTAGTAGCTGCTACCGACTTTGAATACCGTCCCGTTGCCCACCAGCATTGCAGGCGCAAACGCTGCGGCGCCGCTCAGATCCATGAATGTCGGCACCAATGCGATGTGCGGGCTATCAGTGCCAAGGCGCACATCGGAGGCGGTGGCAGCTTGTCCTGCGCGCAAGCTACCCAGGCTGTCGCCAATAAAACCACCGCCTCCGCTATCACCACATCCAGTACCAGCGCCATCTTGTACCGCATGCAAGGCGCCCGCTGTCAGCAACGCCTGAATCGGCGTGCCAGCAGGCCACGGTGCAACACGGGCCGTGGCCTCTTGGTTGCGCTCGACCTGGAAGGCGTATTCGTCCGAACCACTCAGAAACTGGGGCGCGGACAGGTGAACAATCTCAAAAGACCCAGGGGTTTGCGGGTCGCCCAAGGTGGCCACCACGTAGTCACGCCCATCCGGGGGCACAAAATGCCCGCCCTGGGCCGCCGACATGTGCAGCACACTGCCATCGGGTGGCGCGGCCAGCTCCTGCGAGAGCACGCCGGCCGTGTTGTTGCGAAATCCGATTTTTTTGGCCATCACACACCTCAGATGGCCAAAATCTTGTCGGCTTGGTCGTTCCAGGTGATCTTGAGCTCGCCCCCGCTGGTCTGCGCCGGCAGGCCTGGCACATCGTCCAGGTAGCCGATCAGCGCGGACGTGCCCGCCACACCCGTGTCCTTGTAGAGCACGACGGCGCGGGCCGTGTTGCCGGCGGCCAGGGCCGGAAAGCTCACATCGTTGGCATCGAACGCACCATCGACCACGGTTTTACCGGTCAACTCCTGGGCGTCGATTACGTGACCATTCAGGGCCGACAGGAACTCATGGCCCGCGTCAAAGGCGTAGGTGTTCTTGACCAGGGCCGCCTTGATGGTGGCGGTCTCAAAGTCAATCTTGGCGGTCAGAATCTTGGTTTTACCCTTGGGGTAGAAGGTGTTGGCCAT